TATAAGGTGTTCTTAGGTCTGTTCGACTCAGACACGCCCTATTTTGACTCGCTAAATGGTGTAAACAATTAAAGCCTACCAACTTTCCCACCTATTAATGAGATACCTATGAAAAATAGACTAACTTTAATTTTTTTGTTATCATTACTTTTTGCTTCTTTTTCCTTTAATTGCTTACATTATGATGCTTTAATTCAAGCAGAAAGAATTAATCAATACGATAGAGAACTATATGGAAAAATGATAGCAATTTCACACTCTAGAATTGAGAAATAAATGACCTATCGCTCAAAACATCTTCCAATATATACATTTCTTGTTGGAATACTGCTTTTTTCAATCGGTACAAATATTCTATTCTATAATAGAATCACTCTTCTGCAAGATTTTATAATGGGATCTAATCCTTGGATGACGGTTGATCAATTTGATCATATCCAAAAAGAAATTCAAAGACTAGAAAATGAAAAATATCAAATAGTTCCAAAACAATAGGGCGAGTAAAGGTTTCGACTACATATCGGAGATTATATTAGCAAGTAGTGGTTGGTGGACAGGCCACTTTAAAAGTCTACCAAATGCTGTAACTGGCACAAATCAGTTAGCACTTGCTGCCTGACAAAAAAAGGGCAGTAACAGACTGCGATTCCGAATGAGGGTAGGAATCAAAAGTCTGTCGTCAAATCCCTCTGCACTTACAATATCCAACGGGTTGTAGGTTAAGAGCAGTTGGTAAGACTAGGAGAATCTTGTTTGTTCTATATCTTAGTTTAACTCATGAATAAAATAAACTTGTAGAAAATATTCTTGATGTTATGATAGGACAGGGGTTCGACTCCCCTCTCGTCCACTAATTTTATGACTAGAAAAATTTGCATTAAGTGTGAGAAAAGAAAAAATAAAAAATCTTTTCCTAAGCACATCAGAAACAAGGATGGACTAGATTCACGATGCAAAAATTGCGTTAAAAAAGAAGCAAAAGTTAGAAAAAAATTACACAAAAAATCCCCTCCAAAACCAGAAAAATGCGTAATCTGCAAAAGAACACCAGAAAATTTTATTACTCCATTTAAATGGCATTTGGATCATGATCCTGATCTAAAATATTTCAGAGGTTGGTTATGTGAAAATTGCAATATGGCTGGAGGAAAACTAGGAGATAATATGCAAAGTGGCTGTGATTGGGTATCCTATTGTATAACAGCCAAAAAGAAATACTTGGATGAAAAATTGAATCTAAAATAGTGTATTAAATATAAGTAATCATTGTCGTACTTAATTAAATTAAATACAAAAATGAACTTATATAAAAGTTGGACATCTCATCTTAAAGAAAATAATATGACATATATAGAGCATTTAATTTTTGCTCTATTTTATGGATGTTCTTGTTTATTAGCCGGATTATTATTGATCATACATTCTGTATTACCATGTTTTTTCCCTGCCGCTGGTAGTAATTTAGTGACCAAATTGAGTAAACGATTCAAGAACAAAAACTAAATTGTCGATACTTGACAATAGGATCGCTCTGTGGTATACTACAGAAAACACAGGAGAATTTTTGGATGACTCACGATTTTAATTATGTTTGGAATATGGTTCGTGATCTTAGGGCTACTAGTAGCACTATTGATAAGCAAAATATTATTGAGGATTATTGCAATCATCATTCTGAGGCTGCAAGTTTTGCCAAGAAAATTCTGCTCTATACTTATCATCCTCTTTGGCAATATAATGTCACCAGTGATAATCTGAAAAAGAAAAATTCACTTCGCGGAAAGTCTTATAAAAATTTCTTTGATCTGCTGAATGATCTAAAAAGTCGAAAGATTACTGGTCACGATGCTATCGGGGCAGTCCATACTTTTATTGATAGTCAGTCAAATAAAAGCAATATCGAAGAACTAATTTACTGTATCATTGACAAAGACTTGAAAACCCGCGCTGGAGATAAGATTATCAATAAGGCTATTCCTGATCATATTCCAGAGTTTAGTGTTGCTCTGGCAGATAAGTATGAGCCTAAACTTGTAAGTTGGAAGGATGGTTGGTATGTTAGCAGAAAGATTGATGGTGCTAGATGCGTTGCTATTGTTGATAATAGTGGGAACACTACCTTTTATTCCCGCACGGGAAAAGAGTTTGATACTCTTGATATTGTTGCTACTGGCATTAAGAATTTGGGCATTACTAACGTAGTATTTGATGGTGAACTTTGTCTTGTGGATGATGAAGGGAATGAAGATTTTCAGGGTATCATGAAGCAACTGAAAAAGAAGGATCATACTATTCCTAATCCATCATACAAGATTTTTGATATGGTTAGTCACGACGAATTTTATAGCAAGCAGGGTGAAAAGAATAAGCCATATTCTATTCGTTTGGCTAACTTGTATGAAGTAATGAAAAAGAATGAGTGTCCATGTCTTACTGTTCTTTATCAGGAATTGATTAAGGATGATGAACATTTTGCAGAGTGGTCTGTGACAGCAAAAAATGATGGTTGGGAAGGTCTGATGCTTCGTGCTAATGAACCATATAAAGGCAAAAGATCTAAAGACCTCCTAAAGTTTAAAAGTTTCTTTGATGACGAATACGAAGTTGTAGACGTTGAAATGGGGCCATTTCGTTATGTTAAGAACGGAGCAGAGTGCGAGGAAACTATGTTGTCTTGTGTGATGATTAAACATAAGAACAATATTGTTAGAGTTGGTAGCGGCTTTGCTATTGACCAAAGACAAGAGTTTTATCAAAATCCCAAAAAGATTCTTGGTAAAATTATAACAGTACAATATTTTGAGGAAACCAAAAACCAAGATGGCGGCATCAGTCTGCGATTTCCTACTTTTAAGATTTTGCATGGGTCTGCTAGAACGGTTTAAAGAACTGTGCTTGACAAGACGATACCAGTAGTGTAGAATCGAAGCATAACACTTGGAACACTCTTTGGAGAAAACGATGATTGTTGAGAATACTGTTATTCCGGTTCAGAATAATGTAATGGACAAGAGTAGGGCCGATATTTTCTTTGAAACTTTTCCGCGAGACAAGGTAGTTTCTTACAAGGAATACTGGGAGAGTGTTCGTCCTCAGAATATTGAGGATATTTTTCGTCGTTATCTGTTTGCTTATTGCAGTGTTCATACTACTTGGAAGGGTAATTGTGCAGGATATAACGCCATTAAGAATTTTGATGAGTGGATCGACAGCAAGGAAACTTTGCTAAATAAACTCCATAAGAGCGGTGTTGGACTGCATAATAATAGAACCAATTATATTTGGGATTTTAGCGAGAAGTTTTGGAATAATCCTAAAGATTTTTATTTTACCACTAAGAAGGGTCATGTTAAGAAGCGTGACAGTATTCTGAATAAGATCAACGGTATTGGTCTGGCTAAGATTAGTTTTGCTCTTGAAATGATTCATCCTAATGAGGCAAGAGTATTGTGTGGTGATGTTCATCAACTCCGACTTTACGACATGGAGCATCTGAAGTATAATAAGAGCAAAAGCGGATCGACTATGTATAAAAAGATGGAGCGTCATTGGATGGTTAATTGTGGCAAACACAAGATTCCATCGTATATCGCACGTTCAATTTACTGGGATGCTTTGCAAAAGAAAGAAGATAGTCGTTATTGGAGTTTTGTTCTGGAGAATTAATATGACTAATGGTAAAGGCAGTAGACCTAGACCTAAAGGAATAGATAATACCACTTGGGAAAAAAATTGGGAAAAAATCTTTGGAAAGAAGAAAAAAAATTCAAGTGTGGGTGTTGACAAGCCGATGAAACATGATAGAATGAGAGAGTCAAAGAGAGGAAATCAGTCGCGTGACTGACTCAATTTGATAAAATTGGTAAGAATTTGGAGGTTGATTATGACTGAGAATATTTCGACGGTTGAGAAGCAGAAGCGTGTTCGTTGTTCTGATGAGCAGTTTCTTGAGGCAGTTTATTCGTCCAAGACCTATGCAGAAATTGCGACTAAAACTGGTCAGAAGATTGCTTCTACAATGGCACGATATGCTCGTACCAAGGAAGCCCTAAAGGCTAAGGGTATTGAACTTCCTGCTATGGAAAGAAAGAAGCCTACTAAGACTACGGATAATGTCGAGGCTATGGCAGAATTTGTTCGCAGGCTCAAGGCTCACACTACAACTTGAACCTAACCCAATAGTCATCTATAATAAACTAAGAGGCACAGCAATAATCAACCTCTGATAGCAAATTATAGTTGACTATTTTATGGGAGTGTAGTCCAATGGCAGAGACAGTGGACTTAAAATCCATACAGTGTGGGTTCGACTCCCACCACTCCTACTTATTTCTAAAAATAGGGTATCATTATGAATGAAATTGCGAATCCATTAGATTATTTAGTTCAATGCTGTGAAACTGCCGTAAATACTGGACACTGGAATTTAACAAGGTTTACAGTATTAAATGCCAAGAATGAATTAGCGAAATTAAGAGAAGCCAAAAGAGATTTGGCAGAAGATGCGTTTAACGCTACGCAAAACAGCGTAGAAGATAATAACCGTTGGTTAAGTTGTGAAAAAGAATTAGTATCCTTAAAAGAAAAAATTAATTCTATTTTTAGCAAGCCGGTTGCTTATGGATTGATTAATGATAGGCACGATCTTTATGGTCTAACACTCACTTATAATCCATATGAGGATTCCAAAAAATTGATTCCATTGTATTCAAGCAAAGAAGAATTCTTAAAGAAAGATTGGCAACGTGGTTAGTATTCCCAATAGACTTTTTAAAGGCTGGTGTTCTAATGAGGGAAATAAAAAATCTAAAATTCTCCATTATCACATTTATACTATTAGAGACTTAACCGACTATGAAGGCGGTCGTATTCCAGACGAAGTATCTTCTTTAGAAGAATATTTTAATACGGATATGATGGGTATTGACGATCCTTATTACGCAGTTTATGCAACATTTAAACTGGATGTTGCTAGAGGGCCGATTAAGATATTTGAAACACCAGATCTAAAAGTTGCTATTTTTGTAATTGAGCAATTAACTGGCAATAAGGTTGTTGAAGATGAAATATACAATTGAACTAAATTCTTCTGGAGAAGGTGGTTCAGCAGAGTTTTATGATATAAAAGAACACAAAGATCGTGGATTTAAACAGTTTCGTAATAAAAAATTTGCCAATGCAGCATATCAAAAACAAAAACTTCTAAGTCAATATGGGCTTGCTCCTAAAGTTTATGGTAAAGTTTGTAAACTAAAAATTAGACATCAATCTATTTGTATAGATACCAATTGGGGATATGTTACTGAAAAAGCTAAAATTGTTGACGAAAATATTATGAAAAATAAACTGAAACAAATTCAGTTTTTAGTCGAAAACATTGAAAAAAAAACAAAACTAAAGTTTTGGGATTGTCATTATTGGAATATTGGTTATATAAAGAGAAAAAATAAAACAAAATTAGTTTGTATTGATACTGGTAGCGAAAGTTTTAGTTCTCTTTCTAATGCTTGGGGATTAAGTTCCCCTGGGCCAAAATGCGATTATTGTAATAAATATCAGTGTGATTGTGCTGATGGGTATTGGTCTGATTGATGGTGTATATATTCTCAATTAGGAGAATACTAATGACAAAAGAATTTGATCAAACATTTAAACTTATCATTAAAAAGCAAGAGGATCTTGCTAAAGACAATAATGATATCTCTAAAAATATTGCAAAAATCAATAGACAAATTAAATCTATAGAAAATAAGATTGATCTAATATTAGATATATTAAATAATTTTACTTTAATGATTATGGAGGATGGAGAGGAAGAAGAAAATTCATATAATGAAGGTTGGACTCCAGAGCAATCAGAGGATTGGAATTCTTACGATGAAAATGATGAGTCTGATTTAAATGGCTAGTCTAGCATTGTTGGTAAGTTTAATGCTTTTGTTTGTTGTCTTATTAGGGCCAGCAACTTGGTTATTAAGTAAATCAGTTTATATTCCAAAAATAATTATATGGATAATGGGGCTGGTCAGTATAGTAATAGGAATTTATTGGTTTTTTCTTCCAGTAAATTTTCTACGATTTTTTGGTTTACTTACAGCATATTTAGGATGGGTTGCCATACAATCTAAAGAAACGTGAGTTGACAAGCCGATAACGTATGGTATGATGGAAGCATCACAGGAACGATTCACAGGATTTGGAGAATAAAAATGAAGTTGGCAGATCGTGTTATTGAAACGCATAGTGCTGGTGTTCGTAGCGAATCTGGTTTCACCATCGCTCAAACTAGTAAAATGTTTAAGATCCTTTCGGATTCTCTTTATTCCGATAAGGTTATGGCAGTTATTCGTGAACTGTCTACTAACGCTTATGACTCTCACATTAGTGCAGGAAATAAAAATCCTTTTAAGGTAGTCCTGCCCAATTCGGCTAATCCGAACTTTATTGTTCGTGATTATGGTACTGGTCTTAGTCAGACCGATATGGAGAATCTGTATACAACTTATGGTGCATCTAACAAGAACGACAGTAATGATTTTGTTGGCTGTCTTGGTCTAGGTTCTAAGAGTCCTTTTGCATATAGCAAGAGTTTTACTACCAGTTCTTATTTTGACGGCAAGAAGTATACTTACGTTGCTGCTATTGACGATAGTGGTGTTCCTACCCTGAATCTTTTTAGTGTCAGCGATACTTCTGAGCCTAATGGTCTTGAGATTAGTTTTGCTGTTAAGCAGCATGATTTTAGTGAATTTACTCAGAAGGCTATTCGCATCTTCCATTATTTTAAGATGAAGCCAATCATTGAGGGTGGTGTTGGTGTTTACAACTACAATACCAATATGCTCAAGGATCATTCTTATAGCAATAAGACTGTTGTAATTAATGGTGACGGATGGCGAGTTTGTCGCCTTAATCCTAATAACAATATGTTTCCTAATAATTATCACAAGGTCGATAGTGGCGTAATTGCTATTATGGGAAATATCGCCTATCCTGTTCAAACTAATCAGATTGTTGGCGAACAAAAGGCTGAAGTTAATGAGAACATTCAGCGATGGAATCGCACGTTTGCTAAGGCAGATATTGACTCTTGGAAGAGTTTTGTGACAGAGATTCTTAATCAGGGTCTTTATCTGGAACTTGATTTTGGCATTGGCGAACTAGAGATGGATGTTTCCCGCGAAGGTTTGCAGTACACCAAGAATGTAATTAAGGCTTTGCGTGAAAAGACTCAGGATATTTATCTTGAGATGAAAGACGAATTTAGTAAGAAAATTCAAGAAGCAAAAACGAAGATTGAGGCAATCACTTCATATTATACTATGAATGATCTTGCTGGTGGCTGGGGTGTTGGAGCATCATGGACTGACTCCAAGGGCAAGAAGCATACCATTAATAGTGGCGAAGATATCGAGTACAAGATGTCTGCTGGTAAGGCACTGTACGTTTTTAACTATCGTACATCTGGCTATCGTTCTCGTCGCATGGTTTATCTTACAGACAAGATTCATCATGCTACTCTTACCGGAAAGACTGATTATTACTATTATGCTAGTCAGCGTAAAACCGGCCCATTGACTTTCTTTGTTTGTGATGTTAAGAGTGAAGAAACTGCTAAGAAAATTGTTACTCGTTATTGTAACGAGAAGGATTGCTTTGCATATTTGATGATAGATACTAAGGATTTGTCAAAGTCCAATGAAGGTTTTGATCAATTGATTACTGATGTTGGTGGTCATAACATTCTCAAAGTCAGCGACTATAAGGATCTGATTAAGAGTAACACTCCTCGTAAGAGTGGCAATAAGGGCTCCAAGGGAAGTGTCAGCGATCAAGATGTATTCTTTGTTGCTGGTGAATCTAAGGATTCTGGCAAACTGAGTATCGAATATAATGATGCCTTGAGTCTGCGAACTCTTACTAGTGATGAACTTGATGAGTTTACAGATAGTGAGGATATTATTTATGTCCCAATATTGCGTTATGCTAGTACCTCTGGTTTTCCAGCCATTGAGCATATTCGTAGCCTTTTCCAGAGCGATATCCTGAAAGAATTGTTTGGAGAGGTAAAGATTTATGCTATCAAGAATAACTTTGTATCTAAACTAAAGGACGAAGGATATAACCTTATCGACTTTAATGTTTGGTTCAAGGATATTCTGCGAAATGAGATCAAGACTTATTTCAATGATACTAACGAATATAATGCTGTTGTAGAATTTTATAAGAAAGAGTACGCTGATCGTACTGAAAAAGAAGATAACTACTATTATCGTAGCGGTAATCTAATTGATCAGTTTTGTTGTCATATGCTTAGTATTTTTGGTCTTGAGTATAAGAACTACATCAAGAATACTGAACTTGTGAACATTATTGACAGTTATTTGGTGATGGAATTCTTTGCTGATACTATGCACAGAGGAACCTATGACCTAAAGAGATTTTCTCAGACTGATTATTTTTCTCATGTTGATAGTCTGCTTGACAATCTTGGTATCAATAGTCTTGATAGCAAGGACTTGAGGAAGAAGAATGTTCAATATAATGAACTACTTAATAAGATCAGAAATGGTCTTTATACCGAAGACGATGCCCAAGAATATCTTGATCTATTTAAGAGCAGCGTCAAGTCAAGCAATAAAAAGTTTGCAAAGTCATCGGAACTGAGGAAAATGCTTAAAGCGGAGGTTGACAAGAACCCGATGCTGAAGTATATTATGGGAAGCAACCAGATAAACGGCAACCTGAGAGATTTGGATAGCACCAAGAATCCTATTCGACAGTTTGCTGATAATTATTATGGTTATGGCGACCGAAACAATCTTTGGATTGAGAAGATGGATAAGGATAGTGTTGAATTGTTCAAGATTCAATTGAGTAGTCTTATTAAGTAAATTTCACAGGTAACTTAGGAGATATAATTATGGCTGTTCCGTTTCTTTTTGTTGATGGTAATTTGACTCTTGTTCTTAACAATAAGAGTTATCAGGTTCTTCCAGATCATATTAATTATCGTATGATTCTGGAGCAGTTGCCCACTGCTACAGAGGAAGAACTGCTGGAAATTGTTGATATTCAAAAGGCTGTTGCGTCTTTTAGTGATGGTCTTGTTGAGATCAAGGAAGGCACGGTTCTTTATGATGGTGAAGAAGTTCACGGTAGTATTAGCAAGCGTATTCTAGAGTTTATGAGCAAGGGTCTGCCTTTTCAGCCTCTTGTTAACTTTCTGAATAATCTTATGACAAATCCTAGTATGCAGAGTCAGCAAGAACTTTATGACTTTCTTGAGCATGAGTATCTGCCCATTACTGAGGATGGTTATTTCCTTGCCTATAAGGCAGTGAGGAATGATTTTAAGGATAAGTATCGTGGCACATTTGACAACAGCGTTGGCAAGGTTGTTGAAATGCGACGAGCAAAGGTTGACGACAATCGTAGTCGTGGTTGTTCTGATGGGCTCCATGCTGGTGCATTGAATTATGTCGCTAGTTATGGCAGCGTTGATGCTGGTGATAGGATTGTGATCGTTAAGATTAATCCTCGTGATGTTGTGAGTGTTCCTACTGATTGTAATTGTGAGAAACTTCGCACTTGCCGATATGAAGTAGTCGGAGAGTATCAAGGCGAACTTCTCAAGCCACTTTATTCGGCTAGTCTAGACAATGGTGTTGATTATGACTATGATG